TAGTTGCTTGTTGATAATCTGCTAAAGTACCAGTATTAAAACTTCCAGTATCTTTTCTTGTAAAAATTGTTAAAATATCAGTTCTTACAACAATATCATCTGTATTTGTTGTAAGTGCATTTTGAGCCGCTTCACTACTGACTACAAATAAAGTATTACCTGTGCCAGCAAAATTATTAATTACAGTTGTGCCTTGAACAGTCGCACCAGTACCTGAAATATTACTTGTATCAGTAATAAATCCTCCTGCATTGTGACCTGGTCTGTCTTGCGGAACTACAGGGTCAGATCCTTCGCTTTTTTGGGTTTCACGTTGTTGAAAATTTTGTGTATATCCAATTATATTTCCACAATAATCCATTACAGGAGTTTGTGTGTCGACATTAGGCTGTGGTTTATCATCTTGTTGTAACAGAGCTAATAATTCAGGATCTAACAGTAAATGAAAAATGTTTGGATATTCTATTACTTCCTCACCAAAAACTCGGTCACCATTATTGTTATATTGATGTCCAACTCCTGGAATACCTGTGCTTGAACCTTTTGAATACTGCACTGGATAGCCACCTAGTCTATCATACAAACTTTTTAGTTGGCTTGTTAATCTTGCATTACCTGCCATACCTCCAGTATTACTATTATGCATTACACCTATCTGTGCATTACATCCAGGATCTGGAGTAGCAAATTGACTACCGCCTTGTGTAAAACTGCCATTGATATTATTTTCGAAACTTATTAGTCCAGTAATTGCTGATCCAATACCTTTCACATCATCCAATATAGCATCTAATTCACTTTGAATTAATGTGCCACTTGTAATCTTATCTATGTTGTTCGCAAGAGTGCCTAGTAGACCACCGCTAAAAATATTTGTGTTAAACCCGCCACTTGAATCTATACATGCACACATGTCAGCATCTGCAATAGCACCAATGCTATCAGTTATGTCTTTACCTGCACCAAGAAAACTGCCCATAGCACGTTCTAGCATATTTGGAATAGCAATAGGATCAACAGGAGCACTACAAAAGTTAATCATATTAGCTACGTTTTGTGCTTCTGCTAATACACCATTAAGTCTTCCCAATACTTGATCAAACTTAGTATGGTCCATGAACTGCTCTAAACTGCCTTGAAGATCATTCAGTGCATCGTTAAGTTCACCTTGTATATTTGGAATGTTTAATAATGCCGCAATATTTGTGTGCAAACAAAGTTGTACATTAGGTAATTTCAATCCATTACCAGACAATAATCCACACAATAATTCTCGTAAAGTAAAACTGTATTCAGCTTGAAAAACGCCTCGTAAAGCATCTGTACCTGCAGATTTTGTGCCACTTATATGATGTTTTGTATCTAAATAATCATTTGCACTTTGCAAACCTGATTTAAAATCTCTATAGCTCATTGTACAGTTTGCCCTCCTCCGCCCGCTCTAACATTAGGACTTGCACTACTTGCGTCAGGACCACAATGTGGAGGAATGGGACATAGTCTATCTGGACTAGCTGGATCACTCATTAAAATTACAGGTATGCCCGCGACTCTTACTTTACCAACAGTTTCAGTTGCTTTCAAAGCACCTGCTCCGTGTGTATTTTGATCACCTTGGATACTAACGAATCTATTGTTTGCTCGTACAGTATTCTGTTGTGTTACAGTTGTTGCTCCACAAATTCTACTGTCACCTTGTCTATGAATAAACCTTGCCATGCAAGTATTTATTGTTTGATAATGCCGGACAATTCGTTTGCAGTTGGCATTGCTATTCCACTAGACCCTTTCATGTATACATCTGCAATACCTTTAGATGGTTTATACATAGCAACTATTTGTTCCTGGCTTACACTTACTGAGTCTGTACCGTGTACATCTAAACTCATTAGCCAAGGAATAAGCATTGCTTGTCCATTTTGTGGGTTTAGTGTCAATACTGTTGGTTTTACTATTTCAAGTGTTTTATCTTTTGTGCCTGAGTTGAACTTGTCGAATCTTGCAACAACTTCTTCACCTGTGCTTAATTTTAAACCAATAATATCATTCTTTTTATAACTGGATGTCACCAACATCGATTTCTCCTATGAGTTCTCTTACTGTGTTTGGATTCATACGAACGAGTGCTTGCCCTCCTCCAGCTACAAGTAATTTTCCTTTGTGATATATTTGAGGCATGGTTCTATGCCCTTCATTAATCAAAAAATTACGAGCTTCAGGATTGGTATCCACTCTTATCTCTTCGTATTCAAATCCGTTTTGTTGTAACCACTGTTTAGCCATTGTGCAATAATGACACAATGGCTTACTGTAAACAGTAATCATAATTTCATTCCAGCAAAGGTGCTACCATTTACATCTTGTTTTGTACCACCAATTACATAACTGGAAATTTCTGTTTCTTGGGGTGCTACTTGTACTTCTGCACCTGCAATCCATTTTTGTGTCCATGGAAGAGTATTGCTAACACCTTTGTATGGACTTGGCAATCCTACTGCCGTCATACGTTTATTAGCGGTCCACTCAACATATTCACCTAATAGTTTTGCATTCAATCCGATCATTGATCCGTCTTTGAACAAATAGTCTGCCCAAGCCTTTTCTTGGTTTACTGCATCTACAAATAGTTGTACCATTTCGTCCTGAGTTTCTTCTTGGATACGAGCAAAGTCAGGATCATCTTTGGGCATCAGTTTTAGTAGTGTTTGGGTACTGCCCAAATGCACATTCTCATCTCTACAAATAAGTTTGATAATTTTAGCATTGCCTTCCATCTTTTTAAGTTCAGCAAATGCCCAACTACATGCAAAGCTCACATAGAATCTAACACCTTCCAAAATGTTTACACTCATCATGGCTTTCCAAATTAGTTTTTTAAGTTCGTACACATCAACTTTAATTTTTTTACCATTTACAGTATGTGTACCTTCACCTAACAAGTTATACCAACTGCCCATTTCAATAAGGTCATCATAGTGTTTACTAATATCTCCAGCACAATCTACAATTTCTTGTATATCCATCATCTCATCAAATATAATACTTGGATTTGAATATACATTTCTAATAATATGTGTGTAACTGCGACTGTGGATGGTTTCATTAAAAGTCCATGTAGTTACCCAGTTTTCTAATTCAGGTAAACTTACAAGAGGATTAAAGCTGTCAGCTGGGGCTCTACCTTGCACACTATCCAATAATATTTGTCGTTTCAAGTTACTGGTAAAAATATGTTGTTCATGCTCAGTTAACTCTTTAAAATCTTTTGCATCACGCAACACATCTACTTCTTCTGGTCTCCAAAAGAATCCTAACTGCTTATCAGTTAGTTTATCAAATTGTCGATACTTTAGTGTATCGTACCTCTGGATGTCTACCCCTCCATTAGGATCCAAAAACATCAAACTTTCGAGGTGTTTATTTCTAGCTTTTGCATTTAATACTGACATTTTTCTCTTTCTATATTACACAACTTTCACAATCTTCTTCTTCGATTTCATTTTCTGGTACAGTTATATTAGTTGATTCTGTTAATTTGTCAACATCTAATTCGCCTTGTCCATCATAGGTGTTGAAATAATACAACTGTTTGCCACCATATTTGTAAAAAATCATCAAGTGTCTTAGCATCTCACTCATGCTAATTTTTTCATCTTCATAAAATACTGGATTGTAACTAGTATTGACCGATATACCTTGGTCAACATATTTTTGTAGCACTGCCATAATTTGCAGATACCCTTCGGGAGAACGTTGATCCCAAAGTA